TCAATGAAAAATCTGTAATAGGATTCTTTTCATTTGCCGTAATGGTTATTGTGATAATAGTAGATATAATAACAGGATATACCGGTAAAGATTTAGTTATTAATGAATTTATTTATAATTCTTTTGTAATAATTACTTTAGGGAGTTTCGGTATATCAGGATTAGAAAAAATCTTTAAGAAAAGAGAATCGTAATAAAAATGATTTATTTTTAGACAAATTTTAATTAAATATATTTATATATAAATAGTATTATGGCAGTTTCAAGAAGTAAATATTCAATGCAAGTTCGTATACGATATTCAGGTCGTTTAGTAGACGTATTAGACAGAATTAGAGCTATACGATTAGTACTAATGGTTCATATAGAAAAAGATTTAGGCAAAGAACACGAATTGGTAACAATAAAACTTATGACACAATATCCTCCCCGACAATCATTTTTTGCTGTACGTAAATTATGTATGGGAAAAATTGAAACTCTAAAAGACATGACTCTTTTAGAAAGCACTCTTACCAAATTATTCTAACATACTTGATATTTATATTAAAATAAGGTATATTCATGGATTATAGCGAAAATAAACCAATATGGCCCGGAAGTTCATCATTTTCTGTTGGACAGACTCCATTTGGCTTTTTTGATAATGATACCGTATTTCAAGAACACGCAGATAAATTTGCTAAATTCGCAGCACAACATGTTGGATATCCAGTTATGGATGTCGAATTAGAAGATGTAAATTTTTATACTGCATTCGAAGCAGCTGTAATTGAATATTCTAATCAAGTTAACCAAGTTAATATTGTTAATAATTTAGTAAATACTATTGGAATCCAAACTGGATCTAGTTTTATGGATAATTCTGGGTTTACTGGAGCTGTTGTTGGAAATTCGTTTGGATATATAACAAAATTATCAAAAGCATATGGTACTGAAGCTGATTCAGGTGGATATACAAAATGGTATTCTGCATCGATTGATGTTAAACCTGGACAACAAACATATAATTTAAAAGCTGCAGCTGAAACTGCATTAGGAACTACATTATCAACTTCTAACGGAATAGAAGTTAGGCGCGTATTACATAATGCGCCCCCAGCTATTATAAGATATTTTGATCCATTTGTTGGAACTGGTTTAGGTTCACAACAATTATTAGATGCATTTGATTTCGGTGGGTTTTCACCATCTGTTAATTTTATGTTAATGCCATTACACGCAGACTTATTAAGAATACAAACTATAGAATTTAATGATAGAATAAGAAAATCACATTATACATTTGATATACATGGAGATGATATACGATTATATCCAGTTCCTACTACTTCTGGATCTAATATGGAACCATTTTTCAAAAATGTTTGGTTTGAATTTATGCTTGAAGAAGATAAAGCTAATGACGCAGTTTTATTCGGCAACACAGCATTAACAAAGGGAGCTATATCAGACGCGTCAAATATACCATATACATATCAAAAATATAGTACAATTAACGATATGGGTAGGGCATGGATTATTAGATATGGATCTGCTATTGCAAAAGAAATGTTAGGATATATTCGTAGTAAATATTCATCAGTACCCATTCCAAATGGAGAAGTAACACTTAATGGCAGCGACTTAGTATCACAAGGACAAAGTGAAAAAGACGCATTAATAACTCAATTACGAGAATTTTTAGAGAAAATGACAAAAGAACAAATGTTAACTAGACAAAATACAGAAGCAACACAAATAAATGAAATGATGGCTAAAATTCCACTTCGTTTATATGTTGGATAAGGATAAAATATGGCACTGTTTGGAGGTAAACGAGACGCAAGATTTGTAGCTGCCATAAATTCCGAACTGATTAATTCTATAATTGATACTGAAATTGAATTTTATAAACTTATAGTAGAACAAAGTAATGCGAATATATATGGAGAATCGGAAAATAAGTCATATTATGATTCTATATTAATTCCATGTGTAGTTACAAAAGAGGATAAAACTGCTGGAATGGATGATTATGGATATAGTTATACAAGAACAGCTACATTTTCAATATCTAGAGATTTATTAGAAAAAGCTGATTTTTATCCAGAAGTAGGAGATATAGTATCTTGGGATAATGAATATTATGAATTAGATAATGTAGACGCAAATCAATATTTCACCGGTAAAAATCCAGACACTTGGCCAAACGGATCTGAACATGGATATAGTGTTTCTGTTGTATGTAATGCTCATGTAACTAGACAAACACCGCAAGCAATTAAAGATCTACGATTCGGAGGCAATACAAAATCACCATCATATAAAGGATTTTAATGGCACGGATGAATCGTAAAAATATCGATAGAAAAACAAATAAACCTAATCCAATTCGAACAGAAGGATATAGAAATGATCCAATCCATGATCGCAAAGACCACGGAAGGCGTGATGATGATGTAATACGAACTCCACAACGTACGTTATATGATATTGATTATGCAATAAAATGGTATATTGAACACAAAATCCGGCCTCAAGTAACAGTTAACAAAAATATTTCTATTGTCCCGGTGATATTTTCAAATGGAGAAAAGTGGGATAATGTACAAAGATTAGGATATACTAGAGACGAAAAAGGAAAACTTCAATCTCCACTTATTATGTTAAAAAGAAATTCTGCAGTAGAGCGAGAATCTCATAAAGGATTAGATGTAAATAACACTCCAGATTCAAATTATTTTATATATAAAGGTAACTATAATAAACGTAATCGATATCAAGATACATTATTTCCTAATCCATTTAATCAACCAGTTAAATCTAATAAAATATATATTGTTGATATTCCAAAATATGTTGATGTAGAATATGAAATGTTAATATGGTGTGATTTTACTACACAATTAAATGATTTAATAGATCAATTATTACCTCATAATCGATATTCGTGGGGAGAAGGCCGGAACCAATTTGAATCTATATTAGGCTCTGTTAGTTTTGAAACTGTTAATACTATAGGAGAAGATCGGTTAGTTAGAGCAACAATTCCGTTAACTGTTAAAGGAACATTATTATCACAACATGAAGTAAATAAAGAAACTATAAAAAAGCGACATTCTGTTAAAAAAGTTATATGGAAAGTAGAAATAACCAATGGATCATCAAATAATGCACCTAGCACTAATATTACAAATGAATTAGGTGGAAATATATCTCAATAAAATCTTGGATATTTATATTTAATTTTTTATTATTAAAATAAATAATACGGAATATGACTAAAAAATTAGATAAAGAAGATTTAAATTTAATACAAAATATTCAAGAAAACTTTGCAAAAAATTATAATGCATTAGGAAATATTACTACAGAACAACATATTTTAAAACAAGAAAAATTGCATTATTTAAATGAATTTGAAAATTTAAGAAAACAAGAACAAGAATTACTGTCTAAGCTAAAAGAAAAATATGGCGATGGGCAAATTAATATAAATGATGGAACATTTACATCAATGTAATTTTTGAACTAGTTACATTATATTTATAAATAAAGAAATATATAGGAGTAAAAAATGTCATTAGACTCGCCAGGAGTATTTACTAGAGAAATAGACAACACACGAAATTTAGGAGCTTTTCCACAAGTTCCTGGACCTGCAGTTATAGGACCTACAGAGAAAGGCCCAGCATTAGTACCAACAAAAATATCATCGATTGCTGAATATAAAAGAATATTTGGAAGTGGAGATCTTAAAGATAGCTATGTCCCAGAACTAGTTCGTAGACATTTATCCAATGGCGACAATATAACGGTAACACGTTTATTATATGAAGATGGATATACTTTATCTGGTGGTGGATTGATTCATTTAGTAGCTGTATCAGGATCTACAGAATATGTAACGCATGTATTTCACCCAACTCGTCCTGTTACTAACGAAACTGATTTATGGGCATCTTCGTCAATACAAGATGCAGGAAGTGGAAGTTTTGCGTTAACATTAGACGGTCATGGCTCAACCCCAGGATATACTGCAGGCTCTGATAACGCAATAGGATTTGATGGAACATTTAAAGTCACTACTGCTACGCCAATTAGTGGTACTATTAATACTGGAATTCCTTCTAAAGATTTAGAAAATGTTTTTGGAAGTGATCCAAAAAGCAATAAATATCCAATATATCAATTATGTAAACATCCGACTGCTACTACGTTATTTGATGATATGGGTGAAGTATCAATGTCAATGGTTACTGCATCATATACAAATACAGATGATTATAAATATGCTAGCACGCCTTGGATTACTTCACAAAAAGATTCAAGTGGAGGAGTAGATAATTTATTTAGATTTCATACATTATCACATGGAACAGCTGTTAATTATGAAACTAAAATAGGAATTAAAGATATAAGACAAGGATCAGAAACATCAGATCCATTAAATTATGGTACATTTACCGTAGTTGTACGAAAAGTTAAATCATCATATTTTAAAACTACACCATTTAATTCCGATGATACTGATGAAGATCCAGAAACAATAGAATCATTTAGAAATGTAACTTTTAATCCAGATTCTCCTGATTATATTGAAAAACGAATTGGTAATCAATATATAGAAATTGATACTAATAATAATATACAGACAAACGGAACCTATAGAAATAATTCACAATATATTCGTATAGAAGTTGTAGATGGTATTAAAAATGGATTAAGTACATTCATATCAAAAATACCATTTGGGTATAAAGCATTAAAATCTCCAATTCAAGATGTAACTTCGCCACATGGTACTGGTACTACTACAGTAAACTTGGCACCAGTTACAAATATAACTACACAAAATGCATCAACTGGATATTCAAGTCGAATATATCATGGATTTGATTATACAAAAGTTAATAACTTAAATTATTTAGCTCCAATTCCATCGACAGGTGAAAGCACTGGTAGTAATGCTAATTTTTATTTAGGAGATGTTGAACAATCTACTTCAGCAAATTTCCCAACCGTAGCAGGTAAATACACCGGATCATTAGAAAATGCATTAACAGGATCAATATTTTCAACTAATGTTAAACTTTCTACTAGAAGATTTATAATACCATTCCAAGAAGGATATGATGGAGCAAAACCAAATTTAAAGAAATATTCCGGACAATATATTACAACAACTAACACATTTGGTTTTGATTGTAGTACAGCAACATCAACTGGAACTAATACATATACCAAAGCTATAAACACATTATCTGATCTAGATTTTTATGATATTAATATGTTGTATACGCCTGGTATTATTGATTATTATCATTCTAATGTAACGGCATTGGCTATGAATATGGTACAAACTAGGCAAGATGTATTTTATGTAATGGATATTCATATAGACGGCGATAACGGAGAAGGAAAAACACAAACTACTGTGGCTGCAGCTATTAATCATATGAATGATAAAAATTATAATAATAATTATACTGCAGTATATTGGCCATGGATTCAAATTGCCAATCAGAGTAATAGATTAGAATTTGTTCCTCCGTCTATAGGTGTAGCCGGCGCAATTTCATTTAACGATGCAATTGCAGCTCCATGGTATGCACCAGCTGGGTTAAATCGGGGAGGATTACAAGCAGCAGGAACTAGTACTACGCTTACACAACAAAATCGCGATGATTTATATCAAATAAGAATTAATCCTATAGCAAATTTCCCTAACGATGGGGTTTGTATATGGGGACAAAAAACACTTCAAGATTCTCAAGCAGGTCCTAATAATGCATTAACTAGAGTTAACGTAAGACGATTATTAATAACAGTTAAAAAATATATTACAAGTGTATCTAAATATATAGTATTTGATCAAAACGATTCAGTAACCAGAGAACGATTTATATCAATTGTTAATCCATATTTGCAACAAGTAAAATCACAACAAGGTTTAAATGCATTTATGGTAATAATGGATAATGTAGATGTTCCGACAGAATTCCATGGCGAAAATGTATTATATGGTAAAATAGCATTACAACCAACACGTACGGCTGAATTTATTGTGTTAGACTTTAGTATAGAACCAACGGGTGCAACATTCCCAGAATAGTGATAATTTTTTAATGTTGTATATATTTATATAAAAAAAGGAAAATATTATGGCTAATGATCAGTTTAACCCATTTGATCCAAATAATTCTGCATTAGCAGCACAAACCAACACTAATCATACATTGACGGGAGATTTAACAGGTGTTACTGATTATGTTAATGGCAATGAAAATGATTTTTTCGATAATGCGTTTACTTGGGAGCCAAAAAAAGGACATCAATTTGTAATGTCAATCATTGATACAAATGGAACAGCTATACCAGCATTTTTAATAAAAACTGCAGCGAAACCTAGTATAGAAAACGGCGAAATTACATTAGATCATATAAATATCCAAAGATATATTAAAGGTAAATCGAAATGGAGTAGTTTATCAATAACAGTTTATGATGCAATTGTTCCATCAGGTGCTCAAGCCGTAATGCAATGGATACGAGATCATCACGAATCAGCAACTGGAAGAGATGGATATTCGGATTTTTATAAAAAAGATATTTTATTAAAACAATTAAGTCCGTTAGGTGAAGTTGTTGAAGAATGGCAATTAAAAGGTGCATTTATTACTAGTGCCAATTTTGGTTCTTTAGATTGGAGTTCAGAAGAAGTCGTTTCAATTGAATTAACTCTTCGATATGATTGGGCATTATTAAGTTTTTAAAATATTAATAATAATATTATAGTAATGGGAGTCAAAAGCTCCCATTTTTTATGTTCATGATATTTATATAAAAAAAGTTATAAAAGGAAATATATGGCACGAGTTACCGATCGTTTAAGCAAAGACAATATTGTTGAATTAGCAAAACAAGAATATGATACATCACAAAAAAGTTCATTACCTAGTGAAATTGTAAAATTGTCATCTGAAGGTAAAATATATCCAAAAGATCATCCATTAGCATCTGGAACTATAGAAATGCGTTATATGACGGCATATGACGAAGATATACTAACTAATAGATCATACATACAACAAGGAATTATGTTAGATAAACTTTTAGAAAGCATAATAACAACTCCAGGTGTAAATATAAATGACATCTCTGAGTCAGATAAAGATGGATTAATTATTCAAGCCAGAATACTTGCATATGGTGCTGAATATCCAGTTTTAATATCCGATCCAAAAACAAATAAAGATTTAGAACGAACAGTAGATTTAACAAAACTTAAACATCGTGCATTTAATTTAAAATCAAATGACAACGGAGAATTTTCATATCAAGTAACTACTGATTTAAATATAAAATTTTCTTTTATTAAAAAACGTATTCCTAATGACGATGCAACTGTAAGCAAATTCTTATTAAATATTATCACACAAGTAAATGATAAAACAGATGAAGAAAGCATCAAACATTTTATTCGCTATGAATTTTTAGCTCGAGATGCAAAACAGTTTAGACAATATGTTATTAATAATACACCTGGTATATTATTAGAATCAGAATTTGAAGGTGAAGATGGGAGCACCTTCACTGCCGGGTTTCCGCTTGGGGCAGACTTTTTTTGGTTTTAAACCAGAAGATCGAAAAATTCTTCATGAGCATATATTTAATTTAATTTGGGTTGGCGAAGGCCGCTGGGATTGGAATACTATATATCATATGCCAACATTCTTAAGAAAATTTTGGATAGAACAAATTAATAGAAAACACGACGCAATCAATGAACAAAACAGAAAAGCATCAAAACCTGCTAAAACTATTAATCGTGCACCCATCCAGAAAAAATAAAGTATAATATTTATTATTATATGAAATACAAAACTAAATCATTATATTCACGTTTACGGTCATTGCCTAGACACGGTCAATTCACCGATGGTGGTGGCGGTGGCGATGGTTCTGGCCCAAGCGGAGGTACATTCAACAAAAAAACAGCTAAAGGTGCAGCATCAGCATTTCTAGATTTATCTAAAAAATTAAGTGCTGCAGAAAATGCAAATGCCCAAATGGGTGTCGGTCTTCAAAAAACTATAGGTCAAATTGAAAAATTAAGTAAGGTTATCGGCAAAAATGTTGATATGCTTAGCAAATTAGAGCAACGAAATCAAAAGCTTCAAAAAACATTTAATTTAGTAGTTGAAGATGCAACTACTCTTGGTACTGCATTAGATAAATTAACAAAAAAGGGCGATTTAGGACGTGCAGCAAATGAAAAATATTTTTTAGCAGTAAAAAAACTTCAAGGTGGATTCTTAAAATCAACAACGACAGTTTCAGATTTTGATAAAACATTAATGAAAGGTCAGCGTATACTAACAAAAACTGTTGGATTAACAGACGAAGCTGCAAGTAAAAATTTATTGTTTTTTTCTAGTTTGCAAAAAGTAAATGAAGCAGGAAAAGTAGAGGGTACTCTAAAAGAGCGAATGGCTATTCATATGGATTTAAACAACCAATTAGCCGAAGGGTGGGATATATCAAATGCACAAAATCTTATAGGTCAGGAAATTGGAAAAACAGGATTAGGAGTATTAAACACATTTTCAAGATATCCTAATCAAATTGGATTAGCAGTGCTAAAGATGAAGTCTTTGGGCATGTCCATGGAACAATTACATAAAACAGCTAAAGGCTTTTTAAATATAGAACAATCCGT